GGACTTTCTTTCAAAGGTTCGTAGGTTATCTGCGCTTGACACTTACATATCTGCCTTTGTTGATGGTATCAATACCTTCACTAAGTCAGACAAGAGACTGCACGTTAGAATGACACAGCATAGAACCTCTACTGGTAGATTGGCTTCGGACTCACCTAACCTTCACAACATGCCACGTGGAAACACCTTTCCTATCAAGCGTGTGTTTGTTTCCCGTTGGGACGGTGGCTCTGTAATTGAGGCTGACTTTGCACAGCTAGAGTTTCGTGTTGCTGCACAGCTTAGTGGTGATGAAACAGCTACTGATGAAATCAATAACAACTTTGATGTTCACAGCTACACTGCTTCCGTTATCACTGAGGCTGGGCAGCCTGTTACAAGACAGCAAGCAAAGGAACATACGTTTGCTCCTCTGTTTGGTGCTACTGGCTTTGGTAGAACACCTGCCGAAGCACGGTACTATGAAAACTTCCTTGTGAAATACCGTGGCATTGCTCAGTGGCACGGCTCTCTGGCAAAAGAGGTTATGGAGAAAGGCTACGTGACTACCCCCTCTGGTAGACAGTTTGCTTTTCCAGATGCCAAGCGACTACCGTCTGGTGGTATAACGGGTTTCACAATGGTAAAGAACTACCCAGTACAGTCTGCTGCTACTGACATTGTACAGACTACACTACTCCTATTGGAGAAGAACATGCGGTTGAGAAATCTTCGCAGTATTCTAGTTAATAGTGTACATGACAACGCAGTGATTGATGTGTACCCTCAAGAGGAAAAAGCTGTGCTCAGTGTTATAAATGACACAGTTGATACTTTACCATCAGAAATTTATGGTAGGTTTAACATGAAGCTACACGTTCCTCTTGAAGTAGAAACTAAGGTTGGAAAAAACTGGATGGAGATGCAAGAAATGACTTGAAACTACTGAACTAATCAGTATAATGGTATTCCTTTTTGACAATTTTACAGGAGAATATATATGTCAAACATCGTTAAGCTAGACACCAATAACTTTGACAGCATGGCTGAAGCAATGGGCCTATCTACAACCGTAGGGACTACGGAGTCAGCCCGTTCTAGCACACTTTCTCGTCTACGCATTTGGCACAAGTCCATTATGGGTACGGAGGAAGTCAAAGGTAAGACCCGTCAGGTTGAGGTAGTTCCGGGTGGAACATATCGCCTTGAAGATCGTGATGGAAACTTCCTCTACGCAGAGAAGATTAGTTTCCGCCCGTTCCTTCAGCAGTTTTCGTACACTCGCTACATCCCCTACATGAAGCCAGATGATCAAGGCCGCAAAGGTCGCTTCGTTAAGAGTGTCATGGTAGGGCAGTCTCAGTTTGGTCGTGACGATCTTATGGATACTGATGGTGGCTTTAACTGTGGTCGTCCGTCTGGTTACATTAAGAACTGGGGTGAACTTCCAGATGCCCAGCAGAAACTGATCATGTCAGTTAAGCGTGTACGCTCTCTGCTTGGTATCGTAGAGATGGAAGGTGCTCTTGATAGTGACGGTGAGCCTGTCACTGTTGATCCAACCCCTGTCATCTGGGACATTGATAACAAGGATGCGTTCCGTGAAGTAGGTAAGGCGCTTGATAAGTATATTAGCAATCGTCGTCTGCTTCCACAGCACAAGCTGGAACTAACCACGCATGGTGATGCGATGCCTAACGGCAACATGATTTACTATCCTGTGGTTGACCTTGATTTCCAGAAGACCCTTTCTATTTCAGAGGACGATCAGAAGATGTTCTCTGACTTCAAGGATTGGGTTCGCAATCAGAATGTGTGGGTTCGTGACCGTCACAACAGTAAGGCAACAACCACACTTACTACAGAAGATGAAGACACAATCACGGGCTTCATTGATGTTAGTGATAATGTAGAGGTTGCGTAAGCTACTATGGAAAATGTAGCAGAACTTGCTGTTCATGCGTATCTTGAAGGAGTTACGCATGGGGAGCGGCAGATGTCAGAAGAAACGATTAAGCAGATCACTTCTGATATTGAAGCAGCTTTACGTAGGCAATTCTGCGAGCGTAAGGATAGCACGGGGGGCTTCACCCTCCGTGCCTCCAACGTAGGCAGACCTGTTTGCCAGCTATGGTATCAAAAGAACAAGCCTGATAAAGCAGAGCCTCTAACCACTACTTTTGTAGTGCGTATGATGTTCGGAGACATGGTTGAAGCTTTGTTCAAGGGGCTGTTAACAGAATCAGGAGTATCTTACGAAGGACACGATAGAGTTAAGACTAAGATCGGTAGCGAAGAAATCTCTGGTGAGTATGATCTTATTGTTAATGGAGTTGTAGATGACATTAAATCTACAAGCCCGTGGTCATACAACAATAAGTTTACTGATGGAAAGAACCTTGAAAAGGATGATCCTTTCGGTTATATTGGGCAGTTAGCTGTCTATAGCAAGGGTGCCAACGTACCAGCAGGAGGTTGGTGGGTTGTAAACCAAGCGTCAGGACAGTTTAAGTATGTCGCATATGAAAGTGACGTTGACGAGGTTATTTCAAAACTTAAACACACAGTAGATACACTTAATCGAAATGAGTTTGTTCGTTGCTTTGAACCAGAACCTGAAACTTTTAGAGGTAAAGCAACAGGTAACTATACTCTGTCTCGGCACTGCAGTTTCTGTTCCTTTCGAAGAGATTGTTGGAATGGTGCAATCTTAGAGGAGCCATCTAGAGTTTCTCAAGCAAAGAACAAGGCGACTGTTAATTATTTGGATATGGAGAAAGTTAATGACTAACTATGATGATCTTACTATTGAAGAACTACAGAGTGCTGTAGAACAACTTTCTAATGAACTGACAGAGGCTCGCACGAAGCTACGTGAGAAACGCCTTGCAGGAGTTCGTGCAGCAATGGAGGCTCGTAAGGAAGCTGATCTGGTTCTGAATGAAGAACTGAAAAAGCTTGGATATACAAACACTTCTATGAAAGAGTTTACTCCAAACTTCTCTTACTTCTGGCGCAATCTTCCATGATTGAGGTACCTATCACAAATAATATGCGTAACACTGCACATGAAATGTCAGAGGATATGGGCGTACTAAACAGAAGCATTACACGAGGACAGGGTAATGTGTATGGTTTTCTTGGCGAACTCATTGCGCTTGAAGTACTAGGTGGTAATCATTGTAATACTATGGATTACGATATTATTATTGATGGTAAGCGCATTGATGTTAAGACAAAGAAAACTACAGTGAAACCTTTGGCAAAATATGACTGTAGCATTGCCAACCTAACTAGAAAGCAAGACTGTGATTACTACGCCTTTGTTCGTGTGTTATCTGATCAAAGTAAAGGATGGTTTCTTGGAATGAAAGAACGTGATGTTTATTTTAAGGAAGCTATCTTTCTTAAGAAAGGTGAGCACGATCCAAGTAATAACTACACGGTTCGTGCAGACTGTTTCAATATGAAGATCAGTTCCCTTGATCCTGTAGAGTGGTTTAAGAAAGAACACGCTACTCAAGCGGCAGCATGACAAATAGAAAACGAGTTATTGAAGCAAAGAAAGAGGGGTATAGGAGCGCAATAGAACTTAATATAGCAGAACAGATTGAAGAACAAGGTCAGGAGATTAGGTACGAGGCAATCAAAATACAGTGGATTGATTTATCAATACGTACTTACACTCCTGACTTTGTTTTAGATAATGGTATCATTATTGAAGTAAAGGGTAGGTGGACTGCCCATGATAGAAAGAAGCATCTTGAAATCAGAAAGCAGCACCCCCATCTAGACATTCGTATGGTATTTGAGAACAGCAGAAAGAAGTTATACAAAAGTTCTAAAACTACCTACGCTCTGTGGTGTGCAAAAAAGAATATAGTATTTGCCGACAGAGTTATTCCCGAAGCATGGCTAAAAGAGAAACGAAAAGTCATGCCCCCTAAATTAACCAGAGTTATCAATCCTAATTAGGAGTTACTTTATGTTTTCAGACAACAGTTTTGCAATTATTCTAACCCCAGCCCTTAACGAAAATAACCAATGGACAGGGGAAGTCACGGTTGCTGTTAGCTACTCACGTGATAATGATATGTCTAAGAGAGATAAGGGCGAGTTAGAATTACTTTGTGAGTATATGGCTGCTTCCCTCCCAGCTATGGAAGAAAATAGTAGCATTAGAGAATTGCTGGAATCGTATATAGGAGACAGCATCGTTCGCACAGAAGACAGCAATGTTGATGCTGCTCAACTAATGTTAAACCTAATGACAAAGACAGAAGGCTCGGCATAAAATGATCAGGGCTAAGGTCGTCGTTACGTTAGACATTGACACAGAAGAATTTCCTATGCCTGCTGACGGCGACCCTAGTCTTGAACTTGAAGAGATACTTCAAGACGTTATGGATGAGGTTTACGGCACAAGCGTAGTTAGTATTAAAGCAACAATAAAGGGAGGCAAAAGTGGATACTAACTTTGAATTAACAGACTACCAAAACATGATTGCTCTTTCACGCTATGCTCGTTGGCGTGAAGAGGACGGTCGTCGTGAAGTGTGGTCAGAGACAGTAGATCGGTACTTTGACTACATGGCTGACAAGCTTACACGTAAAGAAATGACATATGATAAGGGGCATATGAAAGCTATTCGTGATGCTGTATTTGAGATGTCTGTTATGCCTTCCATGCGCGCGCTTATGTCCGCAGGACCAGCACTAGAACGCTGCAATGTTGCAGGCTACAACTGCAGCTACCTCCCTGTTAATTCTATTCGTGCCTTTGATGAGGCATTGTACATTCTAATGAATGGTACAGGTGTTGGTTTCTCTGTAGAAAAGAATGAGACAGATAAGCTTCCCCTTGTTAATGAACATTTCGAGCAGAGCCGTACAACTATCGTAGTTGATGACAGTAAAGCAGGATGGGCAAGGGCACTTCGTGAATTAATTGCTTGCCTGTATGCTGGTCAGATTCCTCGATGGGACACGAGCGGTGTGCGGGAACGTGGTGCAAGACTAAAGACCTTTGGTGGCCGTGCCTCTGGTCCTGAACCACTAGAAGAACTGTTTCATTTCTGCATTAAGACTTTCCGTAATGCTGCAGGACGTAAACTAACTCCATTAGAGTGTCATGATATCATGTGCTACATTGGTCAGATTGTAGTAGTAGGCGGTGTACGTAGGTCTGCACTTATTAGTCTGTCGGACCTTGACAACGATCTTATGAGAGAAGCTAAGAGTGGGCAGTGGTACAATACACACAGCTACAGACAGCTTGCTAACAACTCTGCTGTGTATCAGGGACGCCCTGATGTAGGGGTATTCATGAAAGAATGGCATTCTCTTTATGCTTCCCTTAGCGGAGAGCGAGGCATCTTTAATCGCGCTGCCTCAGACAAACAGGTGATAAACACAAATCGCCGTGAGGCAGGACATTTATGGGGCACCAATCCCTGTGGTGAAATTATTCTAAGGCCATTTGAGTTTTGTAATCTAAGTGAGGTTGTCATTCGTGAGACAGATGGATGGCGATCAATCAAGGAAAAGGTACAGATGGCTACCGTACTTGGTACTTGGCAGTCTTGCCTTACAGACTTCAAGTATCTAAGAAAGATTTGGGCTAATAACTGCAATGAAGAACGTCTGCTGGGTGTAAGCCTTACGGCTATCATGGATAACCCTCTTACCAATGGCACTGCAGCAGACAGTAATCTTGAACACAATCTTTCAGAGTTACGTGCTGCTGCTGTAGAGGCTAATGCCAAAGAGGCCAAGCGCCTAGGCATTGCTCAGTCTGCTGCTGTAACTACAGTTAAGCCCAGCGGCACGGTATCACAACTTGTTGGTCCTGTAGGTAGTGGAATTCATCCACAACACGCACACTACTTTATTCGTCGTGTACGTGGAGACAATAAAGACCCCATCACTACCTTTCTGAATGACAACGGTGTTCCTACAGAGCCATGTAACTTTCAGCCTGATAGGGTTTCTGTATTCAGTTTCCCCATTAAGGCACCCAAATACGCCTTAACTAAGAACGACATTAGTGCTATTGACCACCTAGAGATTTGGTCTAAGTACAGACAGAACTGGTGTGAACATAATCCCAGTGTTACTATCAGTGTCAATCACGATGAGTGGCCGTCTGTAGGAGCATGGGTATGGAACAACTTTGATTCAGTGGGAGGCGTTAGCTTCTTACCCAATGAAGATACTACTGTTTACACGCAGCTTCCATACGAGACTATTGACAAGACTACATATGATGATATGATGAAGACTATGCCCACTAAGATTGATTGGTCTAAGCTATCTTCGTATGAAACAGAAGATACAACTAAAGGAACCCAAGAACTTGCCTGCACTGCAGGTGTATGCGAAATTGTAGATATGGTTGAAGAGGAGAATTAAATGGAGAGGTTTCCGCCATTATCGATACAGTACAAGCAAGGAACTGTCTCCTTCTATACTGGTAAGGAACATCACCCACCACATAAGGAGGGCACTATGCAGGCTAAGGAGTGGCAGCGTGGTTATAATTCTGCCTACTTTGAGAACCTAGCGCGTGTTAAGCAACGTGAAAAATCTGCATGAGATAGAACAAAAGCTAGAGAGAGAAGCACGGGCATGGACTAAGCAACACCATGACATTACGTATGCTGTTCAACAGCATGGAGATCATGCTGGTGCCATGATTATTCATGAGTTACATAGTGCGCTTATTGGTTTTGTTAGATTGGGGGATGTTTCTATAGCAGTCTATGACAAGCTGCTATCTATGAAACTACTATCTTCTGTAGGTAAAAGTTACCTAACTAGAAGGATGGAGTTTCCAGATGAGAAGGGGCCGCTGTTTCTAACTAAAACTTAAGCACTATACACTACATCAGCATTGAAAAAAGAGTGAGGCTGAGATTGAGACACTTCTATACGTCTTATCTCAGCCTCAATGTTTTTCTGCCAGTAGCTTATAAAGTTGTTTAGTCTTGTTAGTTCAGGAGCAATGTCCTCCATATGCCATATAAACTCATTAACGAGATGAGGAAAGTCTGGCATTGCGTAAGTAATTCTAGTAATTAGAAATACCTTACTGTGATACATTTATTTAAACACTAACTTTCTCTGTTTTGCATACTGTTTTACATAATCTATTTTCATATTATTAGGTAGATCATCAAAACTATCTTGATGTTTTCTATTGTAGAAACTTCTAGCTGCGTTTATTGTAGTTTTTGGTTGCCTTCTAAGTATTTCAGAATACAGAGAATTAGTTAATTCTTCTTTTTCTTCATCACTAAAGGTGTTGTCTCCTTTTTGAATCCACGTAAGAAGATACTCTTCGTCTGTGTATTTAACTCCATTAACTATTTTCTTGGTTTCTAAAATATCTGTTAGAAAGCGTTTTTTCTCTGACACACTTGTAGGAAAGCCATCTTCTGTGCGATTATAAATCCTAGAATTAATCGCAGGAATCAATGCTTCTTCTGAAATCATGCCATACATTTCATTCATTGCTTTACGCAATTTAGGATCAGAGTATCTTAACTTAAAGAACTCATATGGTTCTATGTTAAGCTTAACAAGTTCTCGTTCAACAGTATTTCGTGCTGCAACAGGAGTAAGACCAGTTACCTGTTTGAGCAAAGGGATTGCTCCTCTAACTGGATCATCAGTACGAGTTGGGGAAACAATTCTTTGACCTTCCATAGGTGCCTGTGGAATAGAGCGTAAGCTTCGTTTAATGAATCGTTCCCAAAGATTTACGTCTTGTGTATCTGGGATATTCAGATAGTCTTCATCGAAGGTTCCCAGTACGTCTTTAGCAACACCTGCACCAACAGTAAATGAGTTGACTAGATTAGCAGCCATATCAACAAGAAGTTTGTTTACACTTTTAACATCTCCTGTTTCAATAGCCTCACGTGTTGCAGTATCTATTAGAGAAAGATTAACCCCTGTTTTAAAGGTAGTACCCAGAGAAGCTTTAATAAGTTCTGTCCCAACCTTACTTCCCTGCATTTCAGAGAAAGTTTCTCTCCAAACTTTAGGATCAAGAAGGTCTTCTGTACCAACGCGCTCACCTGTTGTGACTGCACGATTATACCCACGTACCATTGCGTCCGCTATAACCATGTACGGAGCAAAGGGACCATACAAAGCCTTTGCATCAAACAGTTCACCTCTACTGTTCTGCAGTTCATACCATTTAGTATCATCTCCCATAGCAGCACGTAGCTGGATTGCTCCTGCTAACATGCCCACGCCTGTAATTTGTTGAGCAATTTTTTTTTGAATGCTTCGTTCTGTCTTACCAAATACGGGAGACACATTAAACATCCCCACTATTGGGGCGTGTTCAAAAGCAAATTGCATAGAGTTTGCAATAAACCTTGGGAAGGGTATAAGTAAGCTTAAACCCGGTTGACTGAAAGTTTTAATAAAACCATTAGCAAATGTGCCGTGGTCATAGCCCTTTTGATATGTCAAATCTAGTGCGCTTTTTGTAGCACGTTCAAAGGCTTCACCACTGATGTCAGAGAATCTACCATCAGCAATAATCTTCTGTAAGTTTTTGTACCCACCTACCGACTTAGCTAATTCACTGGTAAAGATAGCGCGTTTAAATGTATTATCTGACAGAGTATTTAAAACATTGGCATATCGAGTACCTTTAATTAGCGCACCAGTAAATCCCTTCTGTGCTAGTAATTCTTCGTCTGATGCCTTTAAGGATACATCAGCCAATGATCTAAACAGGCTTTGCATTTGTTCAGGGGCAGCTTCTGCTGATAGTGCCTGAATAATACGAGCCTCTTCTGTGTTACCTACTAGATATCTAAACAGAGATACAGGAGAAGCAATGTTACTTACCCCTTCTTTAAACTTGCCTGTTCCAATCTGAACAATGCCTTCACCAATGTTTTCAACAGCATGTAGAAAAGTACGCAAGCCAGCGTTAGCGGTGTTACGTACAGTGGTAGCAGGCTGTACTGTCATCAGACCCCTACGAGCAGAGTCTATATTTTTAATTGCCTGCCACGTAGCATTGTGTTTTTTATTTACATTGTCCGCTTCAGCATTTCTTTTTGTAAGTTCAGGGGCTTCATCACCAATCTTTTTTGACATATTGCTGACTTGCTGAAAGAAAGAGTTAAGGTTTCGTTTAGCTGCACTAGCCACTGCCAGAACTTTACCCGCCTCTGAAAACTCAAAGGCAAACATTGCAGCAACGTCTTCAAAGTTTAATTCATACTGCTTGAGCAAGTCTTTGTAGGCTTCTTCGCCACCTTCTTTCTGAACAACATCAGCTAGAATATCGGTAATTCTCTTTCCTTTAATTTGATTAGCATCTAGACCAACCGCTTTTACTGCATCTACTGTTGCAGCAGTAATTCTATCTAGCCGCTCTACAGGAATACGAACACCAAAGTCAGAAAGAAAATCATCAGTAGTATCTTCTACAAGTCTAACACCAGAAGTTGCATCAGTAGCATCTACTGCAATCTCTTTAATCTTTTCTTTTCCACGGGCTACACGTGCCTTGTCTAATTCATCTAAGGTAGAGGATGAACCTTTAAGCGCATCATAGATTTCTTTGTTAGATGCATCACTTAGTGTTTTTTCAGCTTGGGTATTTGCTGCTGTTTCTCTTGTTGTTTTTGCAGCTAGTCCTGCCCTATACAATTCGGCAGCAGCTTCTCGTTGAGTACCCCTACCTGCTCCAGCTAAAACACCACTAAGAACCCCTGCACTGCCTCCAGCTAGACCAGCAGAAAGGGCTACTTGTCCAACAGAAACATCTTCCTGTGCTCCAGATTCAACACGAGCCAACTGCCTAGTTGTTTCAGCACCAGCTTCAATACCGCCCTCTACTGCAGCAGTACGAAGCCCCGCAGCTACGCCTTGTGATAGTTTGCTTTTAAGTCTGCCTGTAGCTGCAGCTTTAGCAAGTTGAATTGCAGCACGAGTACCGCCTAGACCTGCAGCTTTAGATACACCACCAGAAATAAGACCAAGCCAAGTTGAAGGTGCAGTTACAATGCCTTCACCATAGTCAAGTATCTTGTCCATTGTACCCGTGTCTGCATTACCAAGCCTATCATAAGCCAGATACAAGCGACCCATCTGGTCTTTTTCTTCTTCAGTTCTGTCTTTTGAAGTAGCATAATTGTAGTCTTTAATTGCGCTTACTTCATTAACATTTACTACCCGGTTTTGTTCAACCCAAGCATTATAGATTTCTTCTGGAGAACCATAAAACGTATCTGTACGTTTTACAAGGTATTCTTGTGCATCACTAAGAAACTCTTCATCGTTTAATAGGTCTTCTTTAGACAGCTTGTCTCTTTGAAAGTATGACATTAAAGTATGCCTATGGGTTTTCTGCTAGTATTGTTAATAAAGCGTCTAGTACTTCCCTTTCGTCGGTTATATTTTCGGCCACAATTTTATTGTGTAGTTTTTCTGAAGCTTTTGTGCTTATAGACCGTTGACTTAAACCAAAGGCGATCCGTATATCACGCTGCGCTTTAACATTTACTAACCAAGTTCTCAAACTATTAAGATTATTAAAATCTACCTCAAGATTTTGTGATAGATAATCAAGTCTACCGTCTATATTTCTATCAGTAATTTTTTCAGTAGGTAGTGGCTTAGTGAAATCAAGTTCAGTTCCACCTTGTTCACCAGTTTCACCTTGTTCACCAGTTTCACCTTGTTCACCAGTTTCACCTTGTTCACCAGTTTCATCAATACGTTGTGAAGGTAATATGCCTAACTCATTAAGTTTCTGTTGTAGATTAGGTGCCTGACTAACAAAATCTACCAATTCCTGTTCTTTTTGTGTTCTAGTTCCCTCTTCTTTTTCAAACGCCGTCTTAATAATAGCATTGACTGAAGTAGGACTTGACATCGAACTAAACAAGTCAGCCCGTTCTGCTGCTGTACGTAAGCTACTTGCTTGTTCAGAAACTACGCTACTAACTACTCCAGCAAAACCAAGTTGTAAGGCTTGATTATATTTCTCTAGTGATTCAAAATTTACGGTTCCTAAGTCAGTTGTAGTTGAACCAAACACTGCTTTTAAAACAGTGTTGTTGACTGCTTTATTAAGGTCTTTAACATAAGCTACAGTAATACTGGGGTTTGCTACGGTTTTTAAATCTTCTTCAGCTTTTCGCTCATTAAGATAGTTACCATACTCTCTATTAGTCATCTTACCAATAGGCTTATTAGTTACAGGGTCTATTCTGTCTGTTGCAAAATTTGGATCGTAGTCTCTTGCTTCCGCTTGCGCCTGTGCAAAAGCCAGTTGAGCAGTTTCATAATTCATTTGTGCTGTTTTTGCCTGTTGTCTTGCAGCAGGATCAGTAATACCAAAAGCTACACCCGTTGGTCCTTCACCATAAGTATAGCCCTTACCACTAAACAGTGCCTGTGTTTCAGGTACAG